ATTTAAAAGGACATTAAAGTTGTACGGAGTAAATTAAAAAAATGGCACAAGAAACTCTCAAAATTACGATTACGGCAGATAATAAAGATGCCGTTAATAATATACAACAAACGATTACCGCTACTAACAATTTAGGTAATGCGTTTAAACAATTACCAAATACAAGTAATCAAGCAACAAATGCTTTGACTAACTTGTCAAGAGTTGCACAAGATGCTCCATATGGTTTTATGGGTATTGCAAATAACTTAAATCCTTTATTAGAATCATTCCAACGTTTACAAAAAGAGGCAGGCAGTTCAGGTAGTGCTTTAAAAGCAATGGCACAAGGTTTAATGGGTCCAGCAGGTATTGGTTTGGCTTTGGGTGCGGTTTCATCTATTATTGTCGCATTTGGTCCTAAAATATCGGCATTTATTAGTGGAACAAAACAAGCAACTGAAGAAGAAAAAAAGTTTGCTGAAAGTTTAAATAATGCAAAGGCTTCAGCATTATCACACGGATTACAATTACAATCTTATTTAAAAATAGCAAGTGATGTAACTATTGCAGATGATAAAAGAGTACAAGCATTACAATATGTTAAAAATGAATTAGGTAAAGTAAATAAAAATTATGCTGATTCTATTAAAACAGTGCAAGATGCTACTGAAGCAGTTAGATTATATACGGAGGCATTAGTTCAACAAGCAGTAATTAGCAAATATATTGATAGAATAGCTGAATTAACAATTAAACAAGCTGAAGCACAAAAAGAATTAACTAAAAGCACTCAAGATTATAATAACGTTTTAAATAAAACAAATAAAACTGGTTTAGTAAATCAATATGCTTATGGAGCTGAAGGTATTAGAGCATATAATAATACTTTAGTTGATTTATCAAAAACTGCTAAAGATAAAGCAGCAAAAAATGTTTCTGATTTAGGCAACCAAATTACATCTTTAAATAGTGAAGTTGATAAAACAATACAATTAAACGCATTAAACCCATTTGGGAAACTTACAACAAATGCAAATCAATTAAAGACTGTTACAGGTAAAATAGTTGCAGATTTAACCAAAATAAGTTATGCTGGACTTCCTCAAATGAATGGTGCAAATGTACCACAAGTAGTAAATCCAATATTACCTACACAAGCACCACAAAACCTTCCTGCTGGAGGAATACAACCAGCACAAAGTTTAGTTGATGCACAGGCTTTAATGGAAGCTACAAGACAATTTGAGGCATTAGACCAAGCAATGCAATTAACGGATGAATTGACTGGAGTTTTATCTAGTGGATTTAATACATTCTTTGAAGCATTAAATAGTGGGAAAAATATAGGAGAGGCATTAGCTGAAACTTTTAAGCAAATTGTAGTTCAATTGATTGAAATGGTTGCAAAGACTTTGATATTTAAAGCAATATTAGCTGCCATTGGTGGCGGAACACCTGCTTTAGGTGGCATTGATTTAGGTGCAGCATCATTTGGGCAAGGTGGCGGTTTAATGGGAGAGTTTTTATTAAAAGGAAGTGATTTAGTTTTAGCAACAACAAGGTCTCAACAAAACTTAAACTTAAGAAGGGGTAAATAATGGCATACGCAAATAAATACAAATTAACTGCTTCAACTAAATCTGATACCATTTCCTATGTTTATTTATTAGAAGATGGTTATACAGGAGATATCATTGAATATCCTGTTGTTTCTTTGGATTTACAATATATCCCAAAATCAGATGATATTTACGAACCAATATATGCTAGTCAATTATCGGTTACAATGGATGTTACTGATGATGTAAATAATCAACCAAATTTTGTTTCACTAAATGATAGAAAATATTTAGTTAAATTAAAAATAAATGAAGATTTTATTTGGACAGGATGGGCATTAAGTGATAATGTTCAATATTTATTTTCAACAGGAAGAAAACTATTAAGATTTGATGCTATTGATGGATTAGGAATATTAGATTATTTTCCTTATCCATTTGTAGAAGGTGGAATGCAATATAAATTTAGTCCAATTAAAACATTGGATTTTATTACAAATTGTTTAAATCAAATTGCTTTTCCTAATGGTCTTAATGTTTACACTGTTTGTTCTTACTATTCTCAATATATGAATGATAGAGCAGACAATACTTACGATGAACCATTTAATCAATCATATTTAAGACCTAATTACTTTTTAAATAGTGATGGAACATATCAAACTTGTTTAGAGATATTAAGAAAAATTGCTAAATCTTTTGGATGTAGAATATACCAAGCCAATAATAAATGGAATATTGTTGCTATTAATGAAATGGCTTCAACAAGTTATTATTTTACTGAATATACTTATAATGGAACTTTAAGCACATCAGGAACGGCAGCAGTAACAAGTAGAATTGAACCATATACAGGAAATACAAGTGGAATGTATTTTGTAGATAATTCACAATTAAAAATATTTAAGAAAGGATATAACAACTTTGTAGAAAATTATACTTTACAATATTCTCCTAATTATATTGCAAATAATAATTTAAAGAATCAAGTAAGTGGAGTTCCTATTTTATGGAATAATTATACTAATGGAACAGGTGGAAGTATAACAACAATTGTTAAAACATATGAGGCAAGTGATAGATATAGATTAGTAACAGGAATTAGTGGTGGAGGTGCATTTGGTTATACATATGTATCGGCAACTGTACCAACTGCATTACAAAATGATACTATTGTATATTCACATACATATTATAATCAAGAAGTTGCAAAAAAGAGAGGATTCTTAAAGTTGCAAGTTACAGGTGCTGGAAGTGGTGCTCCAATATATTATTATAATGTTGATAAAATATGGCAAGATGCTTCGGTTGCTCCCTTTGATAATTATTATTTAATTGAAGAAGTAAGCCAAAATCAGATAAATAACTTTTCAATAACTACACCACCATTACCTATTAGTGGTCAATTAACAGTACAAATTGAAGTTTATGATAGTGCTAGTTGTTCTAGTGAAATAACAATAGGAGATTTTTCACTAACTTTTAAATCTCCAATATCAACGATAAAAACTACATCTATATTAAACAATGATAATCAATATACTTTAAATGTTGAATTGCCTTTTGGTTACCCAATATATACAGGAGATGGAGTTGATAGATATGTTAATAATCAAGCATTAGGAACTATATTAGTATTTCACGATACAATTTATGTAGGTACTTCAGGATGGTATAAATATGGAGTAATAGGTACATTTCAAGGGTTATCTCAATTGATTATGAAGGAATATGTAAATGCTTATAGAAGGAATTTAATAAATGTTGATTCTAATGTATTTGGAGTTGAGACATCAAATGGAAGATTCTCGGCAGGTAAGATTTTAAGGATAACTGATACTGACCCAGCACAAATAAGTGTTGAGGATAAGTTTTTTATGACAGGTAATATGACAATAGACATAATAAATAGCGAGATACAATCAACCTTATTAGACATTTCAAATGAGGCAATAGAAAGTTCAATTTTGACTATTTATACAGTTGATGGGATAAATTATAATTAAAGGTTAAATTTGTACAATGGCAGACAAAGTAATTGGTAAAAATATAATGCTTTATAAGCAACAAGATAGTACAAACTATTATTTTAATGGAGGTACATCTCAAGGTACAATTCTAGGAACTACTTATTACGAGATAAGTCCTAATAACGAAGCAGGTGCAGCAGCAAACTTTACAAGAATAGCAGATGGGAATTTAGCTTGTTTTATTACTGATTTAGGAGACCCTGATGCTACTTCAATAGCTGGGGGAACTTGGGTATTTAAAAACTACCTTTCGCTTTCTACAAATGTAAGTGGAACACCAATGTTTGCTATAACTATTGCAAAATACAATGGCACTACATTAACTCCAATTGCTAGTTCTGATTCGGTTTACTTTACTTCAACAAGTCCTACTTTATACACAACAAGTGTAACATTCCCAGCTACATCATTGGCAGCAACTGATAGATTGGTAGTAAAAGTTGTTGTTTTGAACTTAACAGGCAGAACCGCTACATTATATACCGAAGGAATTTATACAAATTTCTTTACTTCAACAGTTGCTTACGATATTCCTTTTGCTTGTTCTACAAATTGTACGTTTAGTGTAAATGTGGACCAAAAAGAGGTTACAAGTCAAACATCTGCTTGGTATCGTGAATTTAAAAATGACATAGCTAATTGGAGTGTTACTTGTGATGGAATTATAACTTTAGATAATTACGGATATTTATTCTTGTTGCAACAACAACAAAATAGAACTACCATATTAATTAAGTTTGTTATAGACAATGGAGCAAATGGTTTAGTAATTATTAGTGGAAGATGTAATTTAACATCATTATCTATCAATGGACCAATTAAAGATATAGGTACTTACTCTGTTTCCTTACAAGGGACAGGTGCTTACGGAACTTCAGGAACAACAATAAATCAAAGTGGTGTGGTAATAGCAGGAGGCGGAACAACAATGAAGCAATATACGGCAGCAGGTGGCGAAACTACTATTACTTGGGGAGATTTAATTGGAAACGATTGTTTATATGTTTCACGTGGTGGAATAGATGTTCAAGAAATTATAACAACAGGAAGTCCAATTGATGAGCAAGTAAAATGGAATACTGCAACAGGAACATTAACATTTAGTAGAGTATTGGAAAGTGGGGAGTTTGTACGTGGTTTATTCAATTAATAAAAAGTAAAAGAATGAGTAATCAAATAGTAATAACATCAGGTGCAAAGGTTAGAAATTTAGCAGGTGTATTAACAGGAACTTCAGGAGTAGTTTCTAGTGTTCCATTAGGTGCTGCCAATGGTGTAGCAACCCTTGATAGTGGTGGTAAAGTGCCTGTATCTCAATTACCTTCATCGGTAGTAACTTATTTAGGTACTTGGAATGCTGCTACGAATACTCCAACTT